GTGCTTTGACTCGTCGTACTCCACTGCATCACCGCCACAATTGGGACACGCTGGACTGCCGTAGAACCCTTCAGCAGACTCGTACCACGCACTGCCAACAGCATGGTGAGGGATGACACCGTATCGAATATCGGCGTCTCGGTCGATGTTTGACATACCCATGCCGTAGTCAATACCGCGATAATCAGTCTTGGACATACTAAAACTCCAGAACAAGGGAATGGACGCGACCCCGGGGTCGCATTGAAAACCGGACACCAAACGAGGGGAAACGGGGTGAAGTCGGCCTCAGAGCCGGTTCTTGTAGCCGATCGTCCGCGTCACGCCACGGAACCTGACTTTGTTGCCAACGATACGAAACTTGACGTGTTCAACATTCTTGATTCCCCATCCGTATTCAACCTCGACAGTGTCTTTGTCAAGGTTGATCGACCGGACATTGCCACGTCCGTACTGCCAGTTGATACGCTTGATCGTGTCCTCAAGCTGATCTAGGTCTATCTTTGCAGGCATTATCAATCTCCAGATGGCTCCACGAGCAGGATTTCTTCGTCACACTCTACTGGAGGAGAATTGAACAAGACTTCTCCAGATTCAAGCATTTCATTGACTTTTTCCCAAGCGTCATCGCCTGATTCGGCTTCGACAGCCACCCTCTTTGTGTAGCGATCGATCCTCTCAACTGTCACGATGTACTGCATAACCAATCTCCAGGCTTTGAACTGGCTAGCGAAGTGCTAGGCCGCATTACACCCCGAAGGGTGTCATCTGCGTTTAGTTTCGTCGCATGATCTACTCCATAAAACGAGGAAATTGATGTCATCTGCGTTCAACTACCAACACCAGTCCTTCGCTCAAGGTCCATCTGCTCCCACTTGCTTCCACACTCGATGCACATGGACAACGCTACGGCATAGCGATCGTCGTCGATTCCACAAGAAGCAACGCCGAACAGGTCTGCCAACTTGTGCGCCCAGAGGATGCCGACAGGGTGATTACAGATGTCATCCGTTGCGGTGACTCCAAGGAGCCTGAGTTCATCCATTGCAAAGACAAAACTACGGACAATGCCTAGCGGGTTACATGCGTCCTGGACATCGACTGCCTCTTTTGCAAGGTGTCCAAACTTATCATCTAACATGAAATCTACTCCCGAAAACGAGGAACTCGAAAAACCGACACCAAACGAGGGGAAACGGCGTGAAACCGACCTCGGACAACACGCACGCCATCCCCGACGATACCAGCCTATAAAGACCGGGTATCATCAGGTTGGCGATTGCTTGACTTCAATTGCGTTGTATCAGTGACTCAGGTAACTCGGGCTTATGCTACGGCTTTTTGCTGGAATCGTCTGTGGACCCGGACGCTGGCGTGCTTTACGAGATCAACTACTCGTTCGTTGCCGGGAAAAACTCCTGATGGAGAAGCCATATTTCACCTCTGTATTCGCCTAGCCCGTCTCGGTCGTGACCGATACTCTAGGCTTCCTTGACGGTGGGATTAACACCGCTCACTATCACTTTCCGGCTCTGCTTTCTCGGGTGCTACAGCCGGTCAACCGATCCCCGAAGGCTTTGTTATCACCTAGACAACGCAATTGTCGATTACTCGATCCGTGAAACGCTTACAGCCAAGTGATTGCTCACCTGGCTGTTGGCGTAGACTGTTGTGGCGGAACCCAACGCACAACAAGATTCGGTTGATCGTTAAGAGTGTCATGAATTGGGTTCCTTTGCCGCCTTGTCTAAGGGCGACATTAACACTCTATCTACTGTCCCGAAGGAGTCAATAGGGAAGCGATGAAAATCACCGATTGACACCTTGACGATGGAACCGTTAGGCGTCCTTGGCTTTGGATATCGCTTCGCCGACAGCTTCCAAGACCTTCGAGTCGCTGAATGGAGCAGGTTGCCCACCAAGCATCCACTTCTGCACCAGTTCACACGCTTCCAGAAGGTCTGGCGCTGCGGCGATCAGCCTAGCGTTTGCTTGTCGCTGCTCGTTTTCATCCTTGGCTTGAGGGTGACTGTTCAGTTCTGTCGTGCTGGCAATTTGGTATCCACTTGTCGTTTGAACGTGAAATCTTGGATTGGCTCCACGTCCGAGGTGAAACATCCAAGGTCCAGGTGTGTGTCTCATTTAGCAATACTCCAATAAAAGGGTGAAACGGACGGGAATCTAGCAACCATAGCCCTGACAGGCACCAGTGCCGTTGTCTAGGCAGTATTGGCATTCGGCATACAGGACCGACTCACCATCCTTGGTCGTCAGTTCAACCTTATCAATGGCTGACTCAGACGATTCGGCTTCAACAGTGACAGTCTCCAAGAACCGTTCGACACGTTCGACGGTGACTTGATAACGCATAGCGATACTCCAGTAGAGGGGTATAAAACGGGCTTGCAACCGTCTGCCGTAGGGCAGGCCGCATTAACGCCCCGGAGGGCGCTGCTCTGCGATTACCGATTGACACCCTGACGATGGAACCGATCGTAAAGATCGTCCCACCTCACTGACAGGAAGCTATCCAGAACTCTGGCAACGCTATCCACCACAGCTTCAGTGTCGAAGTCATCCCCAAGTCGAGACTCATGCTTGGCGTGAGACATCATCTCGCAGATCATTGCGAGTGCATTCTGTTCCCTTTCGCTGAACTGAATCTTACTGTCACCTGACATAGCGATACTCCAAAAGTAGTGTACGGACTGTGGGAAAAACTACCCATTTTTATCCACAACAGCACAAAAGTAGTGTACGAACAAACAGGCGACCCCGGGGTCGCATCCAACCTAACGAGGGGAACGACCGTGAAATCGACCGTCTCTGGCAGCACTGGTCAATCCCATCCCCATCCCCTCCGTGACGGGTTATTCGCGACTAGGGTAAAATCTAGTCGCGAATACCTATCGCTAGACTATCCGCACGATACCCTCTACGGGGTCGAAAAACGGGTCTGCTACGCTTCCAAACGAGGGGAAACGGTGTGAAACCCACCCGGATCGATCGGAAGCGTAGGCGGGGCTAATTTGGGGGCTAAGAATCGAACCCGATAGAATCGGTGGGGAGAATACTGGTGACAAGCTTGACACCAGAACGGCGCGAAGCGTAGAGGCTTCGGGTGATAATCGATCGGGAATAGATGGGGCCGGGTTGGCCTAGGATCGATCGGAATAGAAACGAAAAAACCCCATGAGGAATTGACCTCATGGGGTTGGCGATTGTCGTTAGATTGTGGGCGACTATGCGGGAAGCTTACCACGTCGCGTCGACGCTGCTATCGTGTCCGCAAGTGGAGCGTCGCGCTTGGTCGACTCTTTAACTTCCTCTTTTGCTGCTTGCGCTTCCCGCGCTTGCTTATCGGCATGCGCTGCTCGAACCTTACCTTCTAGTTCGATTGCATCCCATGCGGCATTGAAAAACGACTCCGGATCGTCCTGGATGGCGCGTATCGTTTTGATACTTATCGCGTGTTTTGCATTGGCAACCCTAACCATCGGCACGAACCTGCCATACTTATCGACGAAGCCATCGGGTGAAAACATGCCGCACGAACCGACAACCTCGGACAATTTGCGTACATTCGACATTTTAAAAACCTTCCAAATTGAGAGAGAAACAAGAAACGGACAAAAGCGGACACCTTACGAGGGGAATAGCACTGCCAGAGATGAATTTACTAGCACTTCAGCAGCAATGCGCGATGGGTAACGGTAAAGCGCCCGTTCCGATATTCCGAGGGATTCTGCAACGATGGGGCGTGTCGCGCTTGTGGACATTGCTAGGGCGATATATGCCGATCGTGCGGACACAATGCCCGACGATATGAGCCTTTCCGCTTCGTCATCGGGGTCGACATAATCCGGACGATCGTCGGGCATCGATTCGCGAAGCATAACTTGTTTACGATCAATTCGGGCGCCGTCAATCAACGTTCGGTGACCATTTCTCAGATCGTCCAAAATGTCGCGAACAGCTTGCCTAGCGCCTTGATGGGGGTCGACTAGGGCATAACGCTCCGGGTTGCTCAGAATACGTTCTAGCGCTTCTTGTGGCATATCTTCGGGGTCGAACCATGGCGAGCGACGTTGTAGCCTATCGACGATTCGCGGGTGCATGGCGATACGTCTCGCCGATTCGTGAAATGCGAGAAGATAGTCGCACACTTCATCAGATTCGTCGGGGATAGGATCGACACTTGCGGGTGGATCGTATTCGTAGGGGACAATAGGAAACGGTATCCCGTAAACCGTTGATAGCAGATCAATGTCGTATGCTTCGGGGTGTTGGATAAGACCGGTGAAACCGTCACGTTGACACTGTCGGGGGGTTCGTTGTGTAGCAATGGCGACGGGTTCGCCTAGGGTGTCTTTTAGTTCGATTGTTTGCATGGTTTAGACTTCCAAAAGGGTAACAGGATACGATCGGGACGGAGTTGTCACGATCGCGACAGATTGTGACAGACTATCGGAACGTGTCAAGTGTAACTTGATAAAACCTCAGACGATCCACCAACACGAGGGGAATCGACGTGAAGCGACAACACCTGACCTATCGGGTTGATAGTCGACAATACCCCAACAGTGTACTAGCAGGGTGGTACACATGGATCAAAGAAATGCCGCATTTTACGGGGTTTTATGGGCCTTTTTAGTGACGTTTACGGTAGTCGATAGCGTATGGTCGAAGAATTACTAGGCAATCACGTGAAAACGTAGGCAATGGCAAGGGTGTAGCGAGACCCGGGGTGGAACCCCATCGGCAGCCCAGGTTAGGTTACATTCCCCCTGGACCTTTTTTGCCCAAAACAGTCCTCTCAAAACGAGACACCTCAAGACATCTCCTTCGTTGTATCCGCACGGGCAAAGTTGACTTCGGGGTTGGTCAGGGTGTTGTTTCCCTTCAGAGGTTCTTCTGGCCAACGGTCTATTGGATTGCTCCTCGATCCGGAACTCTCCTTCTAGCTTAGAAACTGGACAGCAGCAGTTGACACGATTGCGACAGTCGCTAGGATGTGGTTCGTGTTGGGTTTCTCGAACTGGGAGTGGATTGTGCCGAATCACATTACGGTAGTCGGGCTAGGCGGGGGCGAGTCAAGAGGCCCTAGTTACAGCCCTCTCCAAAAGGCCAACCTGTGCGAGTTGGTCGACCCGATGCCCAAGGACCTGGTCGGGATCACGATCGGCATTGCTATCAACGACCAGGGTCGTTTCAGGTACAGAAACAAGCGTACCGGTGAGTTATGGGCAGGCGAAATATACAGTCGATCATATCCTTCCAGCAGTAATTGGGATCGTGTCAATCTCACGGATGACGAGGTCTTGGAGTTGGAGTCCAAGTACGGCGCAGCGGATTGGTGCGAGTGGAGTCTCAGGCATTGGGGTACTTCAGGTGGAACCTATTGGACTTCCTTGACGGAATTGCATGGAGACGGGTATCCGGTGCTGATCGAGTTCCACTGTGCGGAGTGCCCTCCTAATCCGGAGACGATGCGTAAGATCAATGACTACTTGGGCAGGGAGTATCTCATCACCGGGATTAAGTGGATCGGATACGATCCGTTCGGTGTCGGGACGTTTGACGTTGAGTTGGATTGAGTTTTAACACTTGAACTGGGAGGTTCTTTATGCCACGTCACTGCGACGAGGATCAGACGTGCTTTAACTGCAACGATCTGTTAAGCGAGTGCTCTTGCGGGGCTACGGAGACGTATGACGTAGGCGAGGGTGCGATCTGTCCGTACTGCGGGAATATGAACCGAGCGTGCGACTCGGACGGGATTCTCTACAACGAGGGCACCGACGAGTACGACTGCGGCGAATGCGGTCGGGAGTTCTCGGTATCGGTACAGGTTTCGTATGCTTGGCAAGCTGTTAGGAAGGAGGATTGAGATGACATTGCTAGAAGCGGTAAAGGCTGGGATCATCAGGGTCAGAAGAAAGACTTGGATAACCCCGACTGCCTACCTGAAGTTAGGTTACGACGCTCAAGTCGGCCTGTACCCAGTTGCGCACTTGTACGAAAGGGAGGCGCAGAAATCCATTGGAGAACCCACTCCACAGGTTGTCAATTCTGACGACTACTGGGATGACGACTACGAGGAGTACAAGGGTGTTCGAGACAAGGACGACACTGGCGACCCTCTTGGCCACTTCGCCGATAAGACTGCCTACGACTTCATGCGAGAGATGGCTGACGCTAATTCCATGCGTGATAGAAGCATTCGGGATTCGATACGCAAGTCGCCTCATCGAAGGCAACTGGAGATGGCCAGGTTCCCTCAGCGAGTCGTAGGAATCGCTAAAGATCTTGAGCATTACATTACTCGTCGCGGACTGTACGACAACGACATAGTTCTTGAAAGGACTGTCGAGCGAATCGAGCAGGATATCTCTTGTGAGTTTCGGAAGTGCTTCGGGATCGACTTGATAGGATTGTTGTCTGGCACCGAGTCAAAAGATTAAACAATTAAATTTTGGAGTAAGTGATGTCGCAGACTAAGAATGAACCGTTCCCAGTCGCTGGGTTTGTTATTACTTTCGTTTTCATTCTAGCGGTGGTCATTGCAGGGCCTGCGATATACGGATTCATAATGGAACTCATTGGACGCGGAAATTTAGAACGAGCCAAGTACGAGAAGCAGATCCAGGTCGAGCAGGCCCGAGCCGAACTAGAGGCTGCCAAACTCCGTGCTGAGGCTATCATGCTCATCGGAGAGGCTGCTAAGAAGTATCCGGAGTATCGTACTCAGGAGTTCATCGGAGCGTTTGCAGAGGCCATCAAGGACGGGAAGATCGACCAGATCATCTACGTTCCGACCGAGGCAGGCATTCCGATAGTTGAGTCAGGTCGCGTATCAGGGGGTAAGTGATGTTAAGCAGAGCCGGAGTGACTAGAGACCAGATCGATTCTGCTGTCTCCAGAGCGGCGGGACTCGAACTGACGGAAGATCAGAAGCAGGCTTTCGACTGGATCATCGCAGACATTGACAGGATATGGTCAGAGTTGCTCAACAAAGACATTCAGATCGGCAACACCAAGGTTGAAGTAGGCTGCGTCCTGCCAGCCAGCGACGAGCACTGGGAGGATCAGGTCATGAAGGACCCACACTCTGATCCGAGGACGTAGCAAGTGAACAGCGAACGATCTAGGAGGGCCGAGGCGAATGCCCGTCTGTGGACGGACTTTGTATCGAAAGTCGCTTACGCATCGTTGTACACAACCGAGTACACTGCCGACTCGATGGGTAATATCAAGAACAATCTTCAGCCTCCTCCGAGTTTGCCCAGTCGAAAGGAGAGGAGGAAGCGACTTGCAATTTTAAGAAAGGCCAATAAGCGAGGAGGTTTCGTTTGAGTGGCTGAAGGAATTTGGGAGCAAGAAGCGATAAAACCAGCCAAGCACTTGACACCACCTGTCGCATTTGCGACACTTACTCTGCGTCGTTTGTTATTTGACTCTAAATGGAGACACACATTGAACATTCATACAGTTTACGTCCACACGAGATGTCCATTTGCTCCGGTGTGGGACTATTACAAGGTTGTCGTCAGGACTCCCGACTTCCTGAAATGCGAGGATCTTCAGTCGATCTGCGACAAAGTTCGAGGACTTGAGATGACTCAAGAGAATGTCATGAGGGAGATCAGGAGCAAACTGAATAGGTCTTGCAGGGTCACTGTGACTGGAAGGCACGGATCGAACGGAAGGCTTGAAATTACTGGATAGTAAATTGATCAGATACCACGGGACACCAATAACGCCATCTTGCTCTGCCGTTCAGATATTGAGCGGCAGGCATGGTCTGGTGAGTTTTGAACACCCAGACCAGATAGGGATGGTTGCTGAAATCTGTCAGTCCTTCGTTCTTGACAACGGTGCTTTTTCTCACTGGAAGCAGGGGATGGGGGTGATTGACATCGACGCTTACGAAGAATGGATAGAAGAATGGAGCCTGCATCCAGGTTTTGATTGGTGCTTGATACCGGACGTTATTGATGGAAGCGAGTTAGATAACATTGATTTAATAAAAGACTGGATTAGCAGAAACGCTTCAATAAAGCACCAGAGCGTTCCAGTGTGGCATCTTCATGAATCTCTTGGCTGGCTTCATGAAATGGCATTTAATCTTGGTCTAAAAAGGATAGCGATTGGATCTTCTGGAGACTACAGCGTCCCAGGGTCTGACGAGTGGGAGTTTAGGATGAGCGAGGTCATGGATGTAATTTGTGATGCAGAAGGCAGGCCAAGAGTAAAGGTCCACGGACTAAGGATGATGGACCCGAAGTTGTTCAGTAGATACCCATTTTCAAGCGTCGATTCTTGCAATGTTGCAAGGAACATTGGGATAGACAAGCAGTGGGAGAGTTTTAAGTATGCCGGGCAGATAAGCAAGGCGGTGCGAGGTGACATCATTGCGCACAGAATTGAATCTCACGCGGCAGCTTCTGTCTGGGTTAAGTGCCACCAAGAAAGCCAAGGGCTTTTATTTGAGTAATGCTTGACACCGCCTGTCTCATTTGCGACACTTCATAAATCACTTAGCCACTGGAGGTAACAATGTCGATCCTAGACTTACTCATGAAGATATTCCCTCAGATCCAGAAGCGGATCGATGACGCAGTGAACGAAGCGCAGAGACAAGAGCGGTTGGCTGCTGATGCCAGGGTTGCAGATGCTTTGAGACAAGAGAGAGACCTGGCTTATGATTTGATTGAAAAGCGAGTGGCTGACGACAAGAAGTTAGTCAAGGACTTTGTCGAGCGAATGTCGACGGTGGGCTGTTTGAATCGTGATAGATGTGACATCTACGCAGTCCAGGTGCAGATCCACTATCCACTTGTTGCAGGAGCGCATGGGCAAGAAATGATGATGCTTGCCGAAGAACTCGGCAGAAGGGTTAGGAATGAAGTGGCTAGTTCGAGATTCATTAAATCGCCAGGCTGGAGGTAACAATGCACAGAGCACTACTGTTCGTTAGAGGACGCTGGGAGCCAACCTATTCGTCTCCTAGCCTTCGCGACATCGAGAAGTTGGTCGAGCAAGAGGCAGGCAATGCAGACGAGGAGATTGCCTACCTGTATCAAGGCCGAACAACGGCACTCGATCGATGGCACATCATGGACGAGTATTGCAGGATCGAACTCAAGCCTGCATACGGAACGTTTCCGAACAGAGTGGACGACGCCTCTGAATGCAACATGACGCTGTCGAAGGTGTTCCCGATCTTCAAGGACGGACTTGTTCACCACTGGGAGGAGTTCCTGCACTACGACACGAAAAAGGGTCCATTCCTTTGGGTATGCACTGCAAGGTGCTTGGATAGGAACGGAGAGGTCTACTCCATGCGGGGTCAGATCATGGAGTTGATGAGCGGTATTTCAGTCCAATAAACTGGAGAGGGTTAAGATGAATAGACGATTGACAGGCGGCGAAACTGAAAGGATCGCCAATGCTTACGGTGCGTTACTTGGCTTTCCGCCAGGGCTAGACAACTCGGCAACGGAAAACTGCCGAATGCTTTTGCAGGACATGCTAACCCACAACACCACCGACGGCCGCCCATGCGTCGAGCCTCCGCTAACGGACGAGGATGCCCAAAAGCGTGTGTTAGTAATGGTGCGGAATGGAGAAATGGAGCCGTGGCTAGGTCTTGGGACTCTGGCTTTTTGCTTGGACTGCACACCCCAATACATTGTTGTTTGGCCTCAAAAAGACTGGCCTAAGAAAGGAGTATATGGGTGCTGGAGGCTTGCCCGACGTGCCACACCCGAAGAAATCGCTGCGGTAGGGCTGGAGGTGACGCAATGAACGAACAACAAACAGAACCAGTCATCTCCCAGTCATCAGCAAGAAACATGCTTGCCCTACTCAGGGAGCTAAAATTCAGGCTCATGGACGCAGAGTCGTGGGATTCGTTGATGATGTTCGAGATGCTGGACGCGATCGACGAGGCCATCGAGCAAGCCGATCCGAAGGCGACCCCGGGGTCGCTGTGGCGAATTGACTCAGAGCACAAGGAAGCCGAACCAGCAATCGACAGGGCGAAGCAGTTGAGGAGCAAGGGCTGGGCTGCTAGTGCTAAGAAGATCGCAGGTGAGTGGCTGGTCAAGGTCAGGATCAAGAAGGCGGAGGAGGTAGCAGCAGATGATGCAGCACGAGAAGATAGTTAAGCGACCAGACGGATTCCGAGTCAGGATCAAGGTCAGCCTAATGGTTGACCTCCAAGGTTTTAGTTGGCACTTCTCCGTTGACTGGTGCAAGCCTGGAAAGAGGACATGGATTTTTCCAGTCGACAAGAACTGCTACTCATATAGGAGACTTTCTTCCGAGGACAGGGACAAATTGATTCGCAATCAGTCGCTTCTTTTGGCAAGCGCAGAGGAGGTCCATTGCGTTATGGTTGAGTTGTGGGAAAAGTTAAGGCCAAGCATAGAAACCTCTTGACACTCGCTGTCCCGATTGAGACAATTCGACCACTTCAGTTTGTTAGATAGGATTGAGAACTCTAAATAAAGGATGTTGAAAGATGCGTACCCCAACTTATCTGATTGCCCTGCTGTTCTTGTTCATGACAAGTCAGGCCCAGGCACAGTTCTGCTTGGACGGGAAGTGCTACGGCGGGCCTCAGCAGACGGTCGTGCGAAGTCAGGCGCCGGTCCTGAATGGCGTTACTCGCGTTGTGGATGGAGCAGCGGTCATCGTTCAGGCTCCGGTCCAGATTGCGTCCAACGTCGCCAGGACCGCGTATCGGGCCGCAGGAGCGATTGTGAACCGAGATCCGGTTACTGGGTCAAATTGCGTTCAATCGTCCAGTCAGACTGTTCTTGCGCCACGGAATGCCATTAGATCGGTAGGCACAAGGCTGTTTCGCTTTGGGCGTTGCAGGTAGTCGGCTAGGGATCGGCGGCGTGGTGGGAACACGCAGATGGCTAGGTTGTGTGCGGCTTAGTGAAAGATTGCGATTAGTGACGCAAACGCACAGCAGGTTAGAATCCTGCCCGATCCATTTTGCTCAAGGAAACTTTATGGCGACGAAATCAGATGGCGGTGTTTGGATGAATGATGAGTCTCGCTGTATTTCGCTTTCTCGACGAGTCGCAGAGGAGGCGATGCGAGCAGCTAGACTTGATGTTTCTGATTTTCGTTTGCGTGATGCGATAATTGGGGCGATCAATAAAACCGTAGAAGACGCAATGGATTCGGCCGCAGAGCAGGCTGTCGATCAGTCAATTTACAAGCGAGCGTTTGACAGCATGGCCGAGCAGATGCTTTGCCCAAAAATGACTGGTCTGGAGATGGCAAAGAGTCAATTGGGCGAAAAGTAACTTTGCAACTCGAAGTGAGTCTCATGACTCCGTAGTTGCAGCCCAATCCCGGGCCAGTGAACGGCTGGCTCGGGATGGGTTTTACTTTAACAGGGAGACGCAATGTCAATAATGAAAACCAGGGAATATCCTTGCATCATCAAGGGCCACAAGGACGGTGACACGATCGTTGTGGACATCGACAAAGGCTTCAGCGACTGGAAGCACGACGTTCCACTGAGGCTGAGGAAGATTGACACAGCAGAGACGGACGATCCAGACCCAAGGATCAGGGCTGTAGGAGAGGCTGCCAAGGCCTTTGTCCAGAAGATGCTTGTGATCGGTCAGGAGTACATGATCCAGACGCACAAGATTAGGAACAAGGAGGAACAAGAGAAGTTTGGGCGCTACGTTGCGGACTTCTGGGTCACAAGGAACGGAGCCACGACGAATCAGTCCTTGTGGCCGTTGACCACAATCATGACTTTCGAGGGCTACGCTGTCTCGTATCCCAAGCCAATCAATCGAGAGGCGTTGCGTGAGTTCCACATCCAGAACTACGACAAACTGGTTCTTGCCAGAGTGATAGAGCCGGTTCCTGATGCTTGACTTGCACTTGGTATTCCCGTAGCCTGAAACCGACATCCAAACTGTTGGACTGTTCAATTACCCACGCAAACGAGGACGATTCGATGAAGAAAGGGACTGCTTACCCCGCTGGCATGAAGGGCGGGATGAAAGGTGGCAAAGGCGGGAAGGGCGGAAAAGGCGGCAAGGGAAGCTGCAAGTAGCCGAATAGATCGCTGGTCGTTGCATAGATGCAAGTGCTTTCCTCCCGGGCACTCCTCTAACGAGGGCGACCAGCCTTTTTTTTACAATCTGAGGTGATCGTGCCGCTAAAGAAAGGTTGTAGTTCAAAGGTCGTGTCAGGGAACATCCGAGAGATGATCAAGTCTGGCAGGCCTCAGAAAGTCGCTGTCGCTGCTGCGATGAGCACCAAGGCCAAGTCGAACTGCAAGAAGAAGTAGTTTCGCTAGGCTTCTCAAACGAGTCCACAACGCCAACACAAGGCAATCGAGATGGCAGGCAAGCCGAACAAAGGCAAGGCAGTCCGAGTGACTGTCGATGGCAAGACGAGGAGCGTAGGCCAAGCAGGCCGAACTCCACAACCGGGGACAGCGAAGGGTGATGCGTACTGCGCAAGATCCGCAGGCATCCCTAAGTGTGACAACCCTCCGTGCCCGAACGACATCTCCAGAAAGCGATGGGGCTGTAAGGGCAAAAAGAGTTACGGCTGATTGTAGTCGGCCTAAGTTCGTTTGCCGGTGTTGGAACTCAAAGAAACCGAGCCTTTAATCCTTCTCGTCGGACTTCTTCTTGATCTCTCTGATCGCAAGTGCAGCCTTCCTAGCGTCGGCCATCGTGACCCCGTAGGAGTTGCCAATCACAACGGTATCGACGTTGGCTCTCTTTATGGACCGATGCAGGGATCGAGGAACGATCCGTCGACCGAGAGACTGGCTGAGTATCCGAGCGGCTTCGGAGATGGAGTAAAGTTTGGTCATTTGTAAAAAAACGTCATGGAGGTCTTGCTATCCTGAAACAGTTGATATGATACCTAGTGTCGCAAACGAGTCAATCGTGACGTTGCGTCACAAAGTCCGACTGTCGTGGAATGCTGGCACCGGAGCCCCTTGCTAACTACGGGTAGCGAGACAAGGTAAACAAGCACTCCCCACCATTCAGCGTCGGTACTTCCAGGACGCCCAGAGAATGGACCGTGATGCCAAGGCTAATAACCTTGGCATCGCTTTTTATCTACACAATCTAACGGGAGAGAATGATGGAGTCGGAAGAACAGGTATTGGTGATACCGGCGAAGGAAGCCGAGGTCTTTACGAAGAATGCTGGCTTGTCGTTTTTCAGCCCAAGAGGAATTGATCGCATATATTCTGCCGACACCTTCATTCCGAGGTCTGTTGCAGAGCACGACCCGTCGCATCTCCAGATCATTCCGTATGTAGTATTCTTCATCCGTCCATTCGACGGTTCTGAAGAAAAGGTTTTCTCGTACTGCCGTGGCTCAAAAGGTGGAGAGTCCAGGCTTCATGCCAAAAGATCGATAGGCATCGGTGGACACGTCAACAGTGCAGACGATGCAATGAAGATGGGTTCAAAGAATTTCGATACATTTAGCATCGGAATGCTACGAGAGATCAGAGAGGAAGTCGAGTTCGATCTCGCTTGGAATCACACTGGGGTAGGTACGATATATGACCCATCTAGTGAGGTGGGACGAGTCCACCTTGGCGTTCTTGCAGTGGTAGAACTGCGGACAGATTTCATTAAGCCAAGAGATACGAGCATCGTGGACGCTGGACTTCAGCCAGTCAGCAAGGTCGTCAGTGAGATTGATCTTTACGAGACATGGAGCCAGATGGTGATCGAAGGATTCCTCAAGGACATAGGTGAATTTATCCCATGATCTTCGCAATAGACCCAGGAACATCCCAGAGCGGCTACGTCATCATCGATAACGACGTAGGCCTCATCCACGACTGCGGGGTCATAGACAACTTCAAGTTGAAACTCATGATCCGCGAGCACTTCGACCGTATTCCTACGACGGTCTTAGTAATGGAAATGATCGGATCAATGGGGATGGCAGTCGGCAAGGAAGTATTCGAGACCTGTGTTTGGATAGGCAGGTTTATGGAGGCTTGGCCAGGAGTGACCAAGCTGGTCTATCGCAACCAGATCAAGGTTAATTTGTGCGGAACCACCAGGGCCAAAGACGGCAACATCAGACAGGCGTTAATCGACATGTACGGCGGATCTAAAGCGATTGGAACCAAGAATGAGCCAGGGCCGCTCTACCGTGTCAAGTCGCACGCATGGTCAGCCCTGGCTGTTGCGCAGTACGCAATTGATCACTTAGCTGATCATTGACTTGCGTCCTGCTAGTTTTGAGAGCCTGACGTTCTCCCAGTCAGGCATGGTCTCTGCGTTGAACTTCTTTGCCACCGAGAACAGGTTCGAGTACCTCGGCAACTGAGACGGATCGGTAATCCCGAGGATCTTAATGCCTTTCTCGATCCAGTAGGGCCTGACCCACATCATCTTCCTGGGCTGGGTGATCCACATCTTCTTGAGGATTGGAGTCATCTTGCAGAGTCCAGCCTCGACCCTGCGACGATTCTCCATTTCGATTGCGATCTCGACGAACGTGTAGTGTTCCTCGTCACGCAGTCGGACAACTTCTTTCATGACCTTGCGTTTCTCGATGTCCCAGACAACGTATTCCCGTTCGTTCTTCTTGATGGACATAGTCCCGTGCATCAACTGGGTAGGTTCGCCGTTCATCTTCTTGGACGACAATCCGTCCCGGATACGCTGGGACAACATGGTGGCCTCAGCCTCTGCGAAGCTCGCAATCATGGTTAGGATCACCTTGCCCATCGGAGTGTCGCTATTGAGCGAAACGCCGTTCATATTGACGATATGGAGGGTGATCCTGTTCTCCGCGAACCAGTCGGTCATCCGGCAGAAGTCTGAGACCTTCCTCCACATCCGGTCGATCTTGTCGATGATCAGGTGGTCTCCTGGTCGGAGTTGATTGACAAGCCTTCTTCCGGCAGGGCGGTCCACAAACGGGGTTTTGCTGGCTGACATCCCCTTGCCGTCCTCGTGGAAATCACCCCAGACGACACCGTCGTCCTTCAGGTACATCTCGTAGTACCGATTTGCACGCACTTTCTGGTCTGGAATCGAGTTGTCCTTCTCGTACTGCGAGAACGAGGAGACGCGACCGTATGCGAAGGCCACAGGAGGACCCTCGCGACGGGTATTGATGGTGGGCAACGCCGTGACCTTGCGTCGTTTCATCGGAGCGTCGTGCAACGCAGCCTCAGAAATCATCTTCTGTGCTGCTTTCGGGTCAAACAATTTATCGACGGCTATCATTGTAATTCCAATTTACGGGTTGAGTAACGAAAAGACTGATACTCAATGTCATATTCGCGACAACAAATTTAATCAAGCGATTTTTCCTAGAAATTCCCAAGATAGTTGCACACCACTGTTCAAGTGTGTTAAATACATCTGATTCGCGAATTGAAAGTCGCGTAATGATTTGCGTAACAACCGCACACTTTGGGTAATCTGATGGGACTTGATGACGATTCGACGTTGAGCGGAAGCGAGTTCACCGATGCACTTGCTGCTGCGACTGCTACGGCACCTGCACCACAGGCTCCGGTCGCTGACCCTACGCCTGCTCCTTCGAGTCCTCCCCCAGTTGAGCCAGTCCAGCCTCCTCCAGCCCAGCCAGACCCTGCTCCGCCGACTCCGGACCCTGCTCCGGCACAACCGCCTCGTGCCGTCGAGCCTCCGCAGCAAAGACAGGACGATACGCTGTCGATTCTGAGGAAGTCTGCTCGCCAGATGGGCCTCGACATCGCAGACGAATCCAGTGCCGAGGAAGCCCTTTTGGTGGCGTTGCAGAACATGCACGCACTCAAGGTGGCACAGCAGCAGATGGCTGCACAGAAGCCCGTTCCAGAGCCCGCAAAGGCAGATCCGGTCAAGAAGTCGGACGAATTTGACCCAGACGCCTACTTCGGTGAGAAGTGGGGAGTCAGTTGGTCGCCGGAATACGATCAGGCGATCACGAGCGGCATCGTTACTCAGGACCCAGCGACTGGCATGTACATTGCCAAGCCCGGGTTCGAGAGCGTTGCCAACCCGATCCTGCCCAAGATGAACGAGTCCGCTCGGGCGATCAGCCAGAAGTGGCAAGGAATCACCCGCAGCAACTTTTACAAAGACGTTTACAACGTCACCAAGGACCCGATCCTTCGAGAAGTCGATCGAATTGTCCAGCAGAGGATCGCAGAGATCCAGAGCCGGACCACAAGTCAAAACGTGGTCGAAAAGTTCGAGTCGGAGAACGCCTCGTGGATCTACACGCAAGATCCGGTCACGAAGCAGCAGGTCCCGACCCAGGATGGCGAAAGGCTCATCAGTGCCGTTCAGGCTATGTACGCCCAGGGGCTAGAGCCTAGCCAGGCGATCCAGCAGGCCTTGTTCATCACGGGCCTCAACAACCGAACAAGCAAGCAGGCAGCCCCTGCACCGGCACCTGTCGCACCAGCAGTGCCTCCACCAAGCCAGAGTCCGCAACAATCGTTTCTGGAGAAGGCGAGGAATGCAAACGCATACTCGCCAAACGCTACTGGACCGGGTGTGGACCCGGGCCTTCAGATCAACAACGAAGCTGATCTGGATACTTTGTTCACCCGGTCTCTATTACTCTCCAGGTAAGGATTAAAAGATGGCAGCAGACGAGTGGGTTGGCATAGTCGAAACCACAATGCCGAAGTTCATGAAGGGTGCTTCGGACATGACTATGCGCAAGCGACTATTGCTTGCACAGGCACAGAAGCGAGGCCGAGTCGCGTTCAATGCGAGCGGGACCGAACTCGTTTGGCAGTTGGAGTTCAGTCAGCCTCCGATCACGCAGAACGGCGACGGCTCCGTCCTCGATTTCTCGAACCACCGAGCGTACCGACAGGTGTCGATCGAATGGGGTGGGTACGTCGGGACTGACACGCTGACCACGAAGCAGAACCTCATGAACCGAGGTACTGAGCAGTTGGTCAACCTGTTCCAGTCCAAGACGAACAACCTGCGAAAATCGATCACCGACACGTTCGCTGGCGAGTTGTATCGCGACGGAAGTACTGCCGGTCGCGAGAACGCGATCCACGGGTTGGAGACCTTCATGGGTGCAGGCACCTGTGCGGCGACCGACCGGATTGCAGTCCCGAGCGACACCTACGGCTTGGGTCAGTTGTCGACCCAACTCGGTGCTTACGGCGGCTCGTGGTCGAGTGCGTTGAGCACCAAGCCGAACTCGACGATCGCGACGGACTGGCCTGACGGTTCGGGTACTTCCGAGTACGATTTCAACGCACCGAAGTTGATCAACTGGTCGTCCTCGAACTGGGGCACTGGTGCGACGACTTGGGAAGCCAATGCTTGGCGAGTCGTTTCTCAGGCCATTACCTGGCTCACCACGACCGGTGGTGACGACGGAATGCCGACGCTCGGAGCGATGGCCTCGGACTTGTTCCAGGGCTACAAGAACGCCCAGGAAGTCAAGACTCGGATCACGGTTCCCCACAAGGAGTCGCAGGACCTCGGGTTCGGCATGACGCTCAACCAAGACGGCGTCGGACTGTACCCGGACTTCGACTGCCCAGTCGGGACCGGATACTTCATCAACGTCAACCAGATGAAGATCCACGCCTTGACGCCGCAGTTGTTCTGGTACGAAGGCCCTGACAAGGACCCACGCAGCAACTGGTCGTACCTGTGGGGCATCGGCTTCTACGGCAACGTGGAATACAAGCCGAAGCATTTCGCGAAGATCAAGTCTTACGCATAAGCAGGCAGGTCGGTCGATACTGACCTTTTGTTTCAAGTTCATTCAAAAGAGGAAATTTTACGATGGCTGATACAGTCACGGGCCTGCCGAAGCGAGGGTACACTTACCACGGCGGGACCCCTGCAAACATTGACGGATCGAAGGCGATCGAGGGCCACCCGATGGCCTTTGCCGACGATTACCCGGACGGTCCTGGTGTTCGGATCAAGCGAAGCGACGACGTTGTCGAAGCGATTTTGGTTCGGAACACCTCTGGCGCAGCACTGTTGCCAGGCAGGCTCGTTCGGTGGAAGTCCGGGTCTCGAAGGCGAGAGGTTGACGGCTACACCAATGCCACGGCAGGCGAAGTGGCCGGTGTCGTTGACGATCAGTTGCCATCGACCGGCGTTGCCAACAACGACCTGTTCTGGCTGATCGTTAAGGGTCACGCCTTGATCAAGACGCCTCTCGCCGGAGACAGTGGAAACGTCTTTTCTGCCGGTGACATTGTCGTGGCGTTGACTGCGGTTACGAGCGGTGCAACGACTGCCGGTCGTCCCGCTGTCCTTGCGACCGCAGCGACTACGAACACCGCAGCGGCGATCGTCAACCGATTCGCTCGGGTTGTTTCAGCGATGACCACGGCTCAGACCAACGCAAATATGTTGGTCTACACGGACGTTCGCTGATCCTGTACTCTTGACGGGTGAGGGGGTCTGTATCGCCAGACGGTACAGGCCCCCTCGGGGTTTTAACTTAGGTTTCGAGATGGCTATTTCGCGACAACAGATCGACGAATGGTTTGGTGACAAGTCCAAGCCGAACATTGCACAGAAGGACTGTCTCGAAGTGGAGCAGATCCGGATGGATGCCAAGCGTTTTGCTTTGACGATCGTCTCCAACTCGAAGCCAAGTTCAGACCAGTCGGTAGCAGTCCGCAAGGTCCGAGAGGCCATGTGCAGTGCTTTCGACGCAATTAGGTTCGGAGATTAGTTTCACTTCACCAACACAGGCTGCCAACAATGCAGGTTCCTAAGTTAGACGTGTTCGTTGCGTTCCTCACCTTCGGCGGGAACGGTAGCGTTTCAACGATCATCCCATCCCATTCCGACTGGCTCGCCGAGACGGCACTCAAGGCCAGCAAGGACGAGCGTGTAGGACGCTTTGACTGGGGTAGGTTCGGCGACATTCCGCTGGACGTAGAGCGAAACAAGATCGCTCAGTACGCCAAGGACAACGGCTACGACGTTCTGATCATGCTCGACTCAGACAACTTCATCGACAAGTACGTCGGTCACAATCCAGAGGCGAAGCCATTCTGGGATTCGAGCTTCCACTTCCTGTACCAGAGGAAGATCCACGGGCTGCCCACGGTGGTCTGCTGTCCGTACTGCGGACCTCCACCGGACGACATCCGAGGCGGGTTGGAGAACGTCTACGTCTTTTACTTCGGGAACAAGGAGACGCGAGATCCTGATGCTCCGCTGGGACCGATCGAACTGATGCCGTACAGCCGTGACCATGCGGCGATGATGACTGGGATTCATCCGATCGGAGCGGGTCCAACTGGGGTCATCATGTACTCGATGGACAGTTTTGACCTGTTCCCTCCGACGTATCCGAAGGAGCAGATCCTCGACGAGTTGCTCTCAGGCAAACACACGAAGGAGCGAGCGATTCAGTTGCTCAATCGTCAGGGTTGGTTCTTCTACGAGACCGACCACCGCAGGACGAAGAAGGAGAGTACCGAGGACGTGACGAACACTCGGGAGATCCAGTTGGCAGGCGTGCTCAAGCACCACGAGCCTGTCGTGTTCTGCAACTGGGACGCATGGGCAGGTCACTGGAAGCCGAAGTGTGTCGGCAAGCCAACGAACCTTCCGATCGAGGCGGTCTGCAACATGTTCAGGCACGCAGTCGAGAGCAACGTCTCTGTCCACGACAGGGGCATCTACGTTGACACGACCGATTCCTTGCCTCCGTATGAAGGGCCGATCATGGAGATTCGAGAGGACGAGCCGAAGCAGGAGCCTGTCCAACAGACCGAGATTGTCCTTGGCAAGAAGGTGGACTTGTCAAAGGAGGGCGTCTCGAAGGAGTCGCTGGAGCGAGTCAACCAGATTGCTTCAGGCATTGCAGCGTCTGGTCATGCGAGGGTGATAACGCTCAACGACCAGACAGGCATCGTCTCGAATTCCGTTGTCTACAAAAACAAAAACACACTCTGCTATAGAATTGTCGACCACGAAACAATAACAGGCTCGATATCGACAAAAGACGGAGGCAGGTATGCAGAGATCAAGAGGGTTAATTACGACCAGTTCGATCCGCAGGATGTCGACCTCATTGTCTATTCTTACTCCAAGATCCAGCCAGAGAACGCCTTTGACGCCATTGAGGCACTCAAGCACGTCAAGGAAGGTGGCAAGATGCTAGTGCTCACTAAGAGCGATGAGCACGCCAAGGCTTTTTCAGACGACTTCCTTACGTGGAATCTGAAGCACTGCGAGTGCGTTGCAGAGGGCAGCATCGTCCACATTCAGGTCAACCGACAAGGATGATGTCCAATGGCTTTGCAGACCTGCGAGTCCTGTGGGAACCAGTGGCCTATCGACAAGTTCCCAGCGATCGACGACGGTGACGTTTGCGAGTATTGCTTGACTGGAGCCGACATAGCCAAGGTCAAGAAGCGACTCGAAGCACAGACGAAGGACATCGCAGATCAGTTGGTCAACGCCACAGGCTCTGTGGCTGCAATGCCGAAGGTTAAGGACCTGATCGCAGAGATCTACAAACTCTACGGCGGTCCTACGGGGTTCGCATCCAAGTTCGTGTGGATCGTTGACCAGTTGTGCGAGCGGAAGCAGGTCCCGGCATCTGCTGCTGCGTTGATGGCACAGATCATTAAGTTGCACCTGAACGTCGAAGCGAACGATAGCGAGAGTGACATACGCAGGCTGACGGACGAGCAGATCCGCAGGGAGCAGGACTTGGCCTTCATGCAGATGTTGCTGGAGGCGTCCGGTGATCCGACCAAGATGTCCACGATCAACCAGAGTATGAAGCGATTGGGGCTGAAGATCGAGGAGACTTCGAGCGACGAGCAGTTGGAAGCGATTGCTAAGACTGTCGGCGTGGAGACTTCGATATGACAGACCTCCGACGCCTAGCCGAGATCAGCATCGAGCAGAACAGGCGTGCTCGCGAGGGAGTTCGGGTCTACACTCCTTACGAGCAACAGGAGCCTATCCACAGCAGCACGGCGATCGAGTTGTTGGTGTCTGGGGGCAAGCGGAGCGGCAAGTCCGTGAGCGTTGCGATGGAGTTTGCCAGCCGTGTCACGGGCATCCCGATCAAGGACTCTACCGGCAGGGTGTTCAAGCCACGGTGGCCTATCGCAAACGAGAACTACCCGAGAATCTACTGGGTCATTGGTTATGACTTGAACCACATAGGCCAGACGATCCACAGGTTGCTGTTCCAGCCTGGCATGGGCGGTCAGTTCCGTTGTATCCGCGATGAAAAGACGGGTCTGTGGAGGGCGTTCAATCGTGCGGACAAGTCAGATGCCGCTCGGATTGGAGAATCCGATCTGACCGAACCATTGATCCCACATCGAATGATCGTTGAGGACTCTTGGGAATGGGAGGACAAGCGAGGCAACAAGTTCAAGAGTGTGCAACTCACAAACGGGGCGAAGATCTACGCATACCCGTCCACAAGTCCGCAGCCGAAGATGGGTGACGCTGTTTCTGGGATATGGATCGACGAGGACGTTGCGTTCTCTGAGCACGTCAAGGAGTGGCAGGACCGCCTGACTGATGAGAACGGGTGGCTCTTGTGGTCAGTCTGGCCACACATGAAGAACCCTGCCTTGATCTCGCTGATCGAGCGTGCGGAACTCTGCTCGATCCAAGAGAACCCAAGGATTCAGCGGGTTCAGTTGATCATGACCAAGAACCCGTTCATATCGCAGGAGAACAAAGAAGCGTCTCTGGAGCGAATGGGAAGCGAGGAGGAGATTGCACGTCGAGACCGTGGTGAAGTCAACATGGATGCGTACTCCATGTACACGTTCGACAATCACGTCCATTGTCTCAGGAGAAAAAACGACTCGCACATCTACGAACCCACGAGGTCCAATGCCTATCTGAAACTGAGGAGCATCTACGAGTTGCTTGGCGAGTTGCCGAACGACTGGACTCGATACCTGATCATGGACCCTTCTCACACCCGAACAGGGATACAGTCGTGGGCCATTCCTCCGCATGAAATCGATGGTGTATTCGTCGGCAACGTGATGATCTGCGAGTGGGAGTTGGTATGTAAGCGAATGACCGCCGAGGCGATTGCACAGGCCATATTGAACAAGCGTGGATCGAAGCACTACGAGTGCCACATCATCGACAATCGGGCTGGTAGGCAGACACACGCGGGTAGAGACACGAACACGAGGATGCACTTCTCGATGGCATTCAGGGGTGCTGGATTAGTGTCTCGCCAAACGAGTTACGACTTCATGCCTGGGTGCGACGTTCCTACGACTCGGTATCGAGCGGTCAGGAACTTGATGGAGCCTGTGGCTGGTGTAGGCATTCCGTCGCTGATGATCATTGACGACAAGTGTCCGGAGACGAAGCGTGAGTTCACCAAGTACATGAAGAAGCGGGATTCTCGCGTCGTTGACTCCGATGCCGTGCTGGACGAGCCTGCCAATCCGAGGCTGTATGACTTGATGGCCTGCACGGAATACGCCGCAGCGCACATGGAGCAACTATTTATCGAGGGCACAGCCTACGTCGAGCCAACGCTCTACAGACGCCAGGGGTCGAGTGCGTACCGAAAAGCCATGCAGTTAATTCGAGGCCAAACCGAGGAGCAAGGTGTTGTCACGCTCGGTGCTGGAGTCTAGTTTGTATCCGTTCAGGTTTTGTAACTTTCGTAACAATCGAGGTAATCATGTCGTCCGAAGCAATCAAGCGTCGAATCGAAGAACTGAAGCAATTGGAACAGTCGCCGTACCCGACCCCTCCGGTTGGCACGACGGTCGTCTGGTTCAATGCTGCGAGGCAGAATCCTGAGCGTCCGTTCGAGGATGCTGTTCCAGGCATTGTCAATCGAATTGACGGACCAGGACGGGTGACGCTCGTCGTGTTCCCTCCGTTCGGGATGCCGTCCCACAAGCGATCGTCGCACCACGTCTCGCACCCGATCCACCTACAGCGGGCAAACAGCGTCTCGATCGACTCCGGTTCGTGGGACTACCCGCAAGGCACCAAGCCGCCCAAAGAGCACTACCATCTCCACCTAGCAGAGTTGACTGCACAGCGAGCCGAGGCTGAACGTAACCTCGCTCATAACGATGCGGTCACTGCGAAAACCAAGTAAAGAACATGGACAAGAAGGTACTAGAATACGACTTCCTTCGACCTGTTGTCGCTGGCTGGATCTCTAAGATCGAGAGGGCGAAAGAGGGTAGATCTCAATGGATGGAGATCGCGGAGGAATGCACGATGTTCTACGCCAATTCGGCCCAGGCGATGTGGGACCCTGAATACAGCAAGAAGTTCTGGAAGAACGTCAAGTTGCCAAGGTTCAGGATCACAATCAACAAGGCGTTCGAGTTGGTTGCTATCTTCGGGCCGAACCTGATGTGGGAATCTCCGCACCGGACGGTCAAGTCCAAGAGGAAGTTGCAACTCCCACCGGGGATCTTCGGTGCTGACGAACAAGGCATGATGGCCTACCAGCAGTTCCAGCAGGCCCAGCAGGCAGAGAATGCCAGGGACGAGACTATCGCAGCGCTGATGTCGGGCTGGCTGAACTACACGCCGCGAGAGATGCCTTCCGGTGGGCTTGAGGGTCACTCGGAGCGAGCGGTCATCGACGCTTTAATCAAGGGCAGAGGATGCCTAGCCCCGAGAAACTACAAGATGCCTGGTTCGGGCCGAACCCTGACCGGAGCGTTCTACATCGATCCCTACGACGTTCTGACCGATCCAGATTTCAATCAGATCGACGAGTGTCGGTGGATGGCTATCCGACACGTCCAGCCTCATTACGAAGTCGAGGAGCGATTTGGGCTAGAGCGAGGAAGTCTCAAGAACAAGTCAACGCTGGAGAGTTCGTGGTCTCACTCTGAGTGGGGTACGGACTACGAAGGCGATGCCAGACGGCAGGCAGGTCAAACCGGAGACAACATCGTCTGGTACGAGATCTACTCCAAGGCTGGGTGTGGAGCGAGATACACGTCGATGGAGGAAGGCATCAAGAACCACATGGAGGACGTGGTTAAGCAGTACGCCTATCTGGCGATCAGTCCTGACGTTCCGTGGCCGTTGAACATGCCCACGTCTAAGTTCCGGGCAGGAGCCACGGACGACGACGTTAGGAACGCCTTCTCGTGGCCAGTCCCACTATGGGCTGACGGCAGATGGCCGGTCGAGTTTCTTGACTTCTACCACAATCCTGAATCATCCTGGCCGATCGCACCGTTGGCTCCCGGACTGGGAGAACTCAAGTTGCTGAACTTCTTGGTCTCGTGGCTTGCCAATCGAGTGTGGACCAGCAGCCGAGACTTCTGGGCGGTGGCCTCTCCGCACGTCGAGCACTACCGCGACTACTTGATGAACGGCGAGGATCAGCAGATCATCCCGACACCGTTCGGGGTAGACGACATCAGTAAGGCGATCACCGTCCTGCAGCAGCCGGAAACCAGACAGGACATGTCCAAGTTGATCGCGTTCATTTCGGACATGTTCGACAAGCGGGTTGGGCTAACCCAGTTCGTCTACGGACTGAACCAAGACGGGACGCAGAACCGAACAGCCGAGGAGACGGTCGCCAAGTCCCGTGCCGTGTCTGCTCGCCCGGAGTTCATGCAGAAGCAGGTGGTTAAATGGCAGGGCAGGGCCGCCCAGAGCGAAGCATTCGTGACCCGATGGTTCGTCCGGGGCGAGGACGTGGCTCCGATGTTCGGCCAGTACGGCGCAGCGTTGTGGGACCAGTTGATCGTCAATACGGACGTGGAACTGGTGACTCGCCAGTTCGAGTACACGATCGAGTCGGCCTCGATCCGTAGGCCAAACCGAGACCGAGACATCGCCAACTTCCAGCAGATTGCCGGGATGTTCCTGCCGATCATGCAGCAGTACGGAGCGGCGTCCGGAAACTACGAACCGTTCAACTTCCTGATGCGGAAGTGGGCTGAGTACCACGATGCGGACCTTGAGGGTGCAGAGATTCCTCCTCCGCAGGAACCTGACCCGATGCAGGCAGAGATGCAGCAGAGGATGCAGCAAGCCCAGTTGGCACAGGTCGAGGCCGATGCCCAGAAGTCCGCAGCGGAGGCACAGGCCGCAATGGCGTCAGGCCAGATGTCTGAGGCAGAACTTGCAATTGAGGCCCAGAAGGCCCAGATGCAGATGGAAGCCGACGCAGCCAAGAACCAACTGGAACTTCGCTCGGGCGAAGCCAGGACCCTCTCGGAGATCCTCCAGGGTCAGGCCAAGCACATGGCGATGATGCAGCAGGGGCGAGAGATCCATGAAGCGAAACTCCGACAGGCACAACAGATGCCAAGGAAAGCACAATGAGAAAGTCAGCCAAGAAGTTTTACAGCGAGTTCATCAAGTCCAACCCAGACTGGATAGAGTTCAGGGACCTATTGCTCGCACCACCGGACGCTGAGGAAATCCTGAAAGGCTACCCGGACGCAGACCGGGAGTTGCTGTCTCGCTGCATGGAGCCGCTGACCGGGATCGTCACCCGTGGGGCACAGTACCTACGGATGAGGATGTCCGGGGAAGGTGACAAATTGGCTTCGATGGTGTCGCTACGGAAGGGTCCGGTGCTCTCGACGGACGATACGTTCTTCCAGGGGATGCAGCCACTGTACGAGCAATTCGGCAGCCAGAAGGCGCTGGACAGGAACCTTCAGGCCAGCAAGCGACACGGGTTCGTCCCAGACAAGAACGCGGTTTACTTCCCAAACCTTGCCCGATTCAAGGGCGATCCAGAGGCATACGTCTCTCGGGCACAGGGTCGGTCGTATATCAAGAAACTCTTGGACAAGCGGGGTTGGTCGTCAGAGGGCGGCGTTCGAGCCACTGGCAGGCAGCCTGACAAGGACCCGCTAGACCCGAAAAACTGCGTTCCGTTGGCAGACGACATTGTCAAGCAGTATGCTGATAAGATGATCAAGCAGGACCCGTCGCTCAAACGACTGAAGAAGTCAGAGTTGCGGGAGAAAGTCATTGCCAAACACGGACCTCAGAGGTAGCCATGCCATTGTCAGTTTATGCTCGTCGCCGACTTGCTTACGGACTCAAGTCGGAGGCTGCCGGAGACGACGTTGCCGATGTCGTCGATGCCGGTAGCGGAACCCTGAAAACGGATACCGCTCGAAGGCTTCAGTTCATGTCTGCCAACCGAGCGATCGGGTTGGGGATCGAGACTGCGGTCGAAGCCGGTACTGCATTGTCAGGCCAGCAGCAGACGATCCTCGGGATGATCTGCAACAGTCGACCAGCCGCTGCCGAGATTGCAGCAGCGTTGGCTGCACCATGAGGCTAGCCATTCTGCTGGTCCTGCTGACACCGTGGGCTGCTCGGGCACAACAACCCGGGCAGCCCGTTGTCTTTGCGGTTGGAGGGCTAGGAACGCCCATCTCAAGCCACTTGCCAGGAGTTAGGCACTTTCGGCCGCTGCTCGATGCCAAGCGATTAGAGGCGGCAATTCGGAGCCATAACGGACCCGTCACGATCGTCGGGTTCTCGTTCGGAGCAAGGCGAGCAATCGAGATGGGGAAGTACGACAATGTTGTCGCTATTCACGCCCATTCTCCGGGTGGACCGATTCAGTTTCCGAGATCGACTTCAGCCAAGGTCACGATCTACCGGACCCAAGGAGACAGGCTGACGTACCGATCCAGCGGTCAGGCCTACGAAACGCTCAAGCGATCGGGAGCATCGGTGTCGATCAGGGAATATCCTGCAACTGGATTCCCGAATCATCAGTTCCGAAACGCAATTCACGACATAAACTTCGCCATTAAAACCGGACGTTAGTTTCGTGAATTGATTGACACGAACTGGACAGACACTTATCCTCATGTTGAGTCGGGCACAACCGTTGCCCGAGGATGCTTCTCAAACATCGGGAATATCATGTTCAGATTGCTCTTGGCCTTGATCTTGGCCTGTACGGCTTGCTCTGCGATTGCTCAAGACAGTGTCGTTCTACAGCCTCAAGTCACGGAAAATCCACAGATCTTCGGCGACAACCAATTCAGCGACGATCGACTCGAAGTGCTGCTCAGTCAAGCGATCAAGGATGCAGACATCTCGGAGTTCAAGCGAGGTCGCCTAGAGCGGATCATGAAAGGGAATGGTCCTCTGCGAAAGATGCAGAAGAAGGCCATCATGGAGCGAGCTAGAGCGGAACTGGTCGAGTCCGATGCGATCGGAGTGGATGACAGCGGGAACGTTATTGCCGCCATCGACTGGAACGCAATCCTCAAAATCCTGATAGAGCAGGTTCTGCCGATCATCCTCAAGTTGTTAATAGGAGTGTGATGCGACCCCGGGGTCGCATTGTGCATACCGCCTAAACCTCCAAGCTTAACAACAGAAGGTCATCATGCTCCGGTTCCTGTCAGTCTTGCTGCTCTTGCCTTCGGTCTGCTTCGCACAGGCCAAGGCTGTCGTCGACGGTCCAACTCAGGCAGAGCCCGGAGACCTCGTCGTGATCAACGCCGAGCCTTCTGTCGGGGAAGGCTTCCGGTTCGTTGTTGACGAGCGGTTGGTGGGTCGATCGTTCGTGTTCGGGAAGCAGGTCATCTTTGCAACTCGAACGCCAGGAACGTATCGCGTTCAGGTTATTGTTGCTGACAGGACAGCGAACATCGACCAAGCCTCTGTCGCGGTGAAGATTGGAGAGGAGTTACCTCCGGAGCCGCCGAAGCCTCCAGGGCCACCAAAGCCTCCCCCGTTGCCTCCGGTTGACGTAGACCCGAATATCCGCCAGACGCTCACCAATGGCTTCTCTGCACGCAAGGCTGACGCTGCAATCTGGTCTGGGATGCTTCTTGGCATGGCTCGTGTCATAGAGCAGGATGCGACCAAGGCTTCCGGTCCAAGGCTCAAGACGATGGGCGACATCGACCGTCTTAGGGAGTTGATAGTCCGAGCACCTTCACAGCCAGTCAGTGGAGGCGACGTGATTGGGTCTGCAATTGGACCAGCCTTCGCTGCGTTAGGTTCAGCAGGCGATCAGGTCGATCAATCCGGACGCAGGCTTGCGATCGCAAAGGTGCTCCTCGGCTCAGCCGCAGTTCTCGACGAGGTAAGCCGATGAGTATGGACATCCTGAACAAGCCACAAGGCTGGGTTCCCAATCCGGAAGGCGTCGAGCGAATCCTTGACGATCCTTTGACAGCGGTCAATCGGATGACGCAGGAGCAGAGGGTCGCCCTCGACGGACTTCGGTTCCGTGGAACCAAGAGAACGTTCCTGCTGACGGACGCACTGCTCAAACTAGAGCCAGGGTGGAAGCGTTTTGCACAAGGCATTGGCGACTGCGTCTCGTGGGGCTGGGAGATTGCTGGGACTCTGGTCGTGGCGGTGGACATCGTCACCAAGTCGGTGAGCATCGAATGGCCTGGCGTCATGGCGACCGAACCGATCTACGGCGGATCGAGGGTCGAGGCTGTCGGCAAGAGTCGCGGTGGATGGAGCGACGGATCTTACGGCGCTGCTGCTGCCAAATGGGCTAGCAAGTGGGGCTACATCGCTCGCCAAGACTACTCGAAGTTCACCGGAATCAACGAGCACAATCTGGTTCGCTACGACGCCAAGAAGGCCAAGAACTGGGGGAACTTTGGATGCGGCGGCGAGCGAGATGAGGGGAAGCTCGATGCCATCGCCAAGAAGTATCCTGCTCGTGAAGTCATTCAGGTCAAGACGTTCGACGATGCAGTCCGGATGCTTGAGTCGGGATATGCGATCGCAGTCTGCTCGAACGTCGGGTTCGACGGCAAGAGGCGAAGCGACGGATTCAAGGATGCCAGGGGGACTTGGTATCACTGCATGACGTTCTTCGGCGTCAAGTACAACGACGACGGAGAGGCCATAGCCGTGGCCTGTATGCAGTCTTGGGGCAACTCCGAAGGCGAGGATAACGCTGCCGAGTTCGGAGCCAATCCGGAGGTAGCCAAGTGCTCTTGGTGGGTCAGTCGATCGACAGCTAACAGGATGCTCTCTCAAGGCGATAGTTACGCCGTGACGGGCATCAACGGATTCCAACCACGAATCATCAATTGGAGCACGGGATGGGAAGTCACTGGACAATGAGAGTCGTAGCAGCGATCATCGCCTTCGCGTTGACGTACTTGTCATCGATTGCGATCGGGCAACAGCCGACAGGTCAGTCGATGGGATGGGCATGGGCACTCGTTGGCGCTACAGGTCTTGAGCAGTCACCTGCTCCCGATCCAGCACCTAGCCCATCTGGGAAGTGCGAGAACTGCAATGGCACAGGAAGGGTTGGGGACGGAGTTGTCTCGGCGGTGTGCCAAGAGTGTGGTGGCGATGGGATCGTTGGACAGCCACCAACACCGACTCCATCAAGGCCGCTGGGCAAGGTCACTGTCACGACCATACCAGGCTGTCCTCCGTGCGAGAGGCTCAAAAAGGAGACGTTGCCAGCCCTGAAGCAGCAGGGATATGACATTGGTCCTGTCAGGGAGGTTTCAGCCGAAGGGTTTCTCGGAGCAGCGCCAAGGATCGAGATCGAGTATCGGGGGAGGAAAATCACATACACTGGCTTTATGAGCGCCGATACCTTCCACGATTTAATCGGGAGATAGTTTGATGCAAGAGGTCCCTACTTCTCCTCCGGAAACTGTCGAAGGATTCTGGGAGTGGATCGGCTGGTTGGTCGGCGGTGCCTCTGTCGGAGTGAGTACGATAGTGGGCCACTTGTACAAGTCCAATGTCTCTCTGATGAGGGATCGAATCGAAGAACTTGCCAACGACAATTCCGAGCGAAAGAAAGTAATCGACGATCTGACCAAGGCCACGATCGACTGTGAAAAGCACAGGGCAAGGCTGGAAGAAAAGTGCAACAATAACGAGGATCGCATCAAGAAACTTGAGGACCAGTTGAAACTGCAATGAACATAGTACAAGTTGTCTACGAATGGGTTTTTGAGCCGTTGCTTTCAGCACCGACTTACGACATGAATCCAATCAATCTTATGTTAAAGATGCTTCATTGGTGGAAAGGGGAGGATCATGCAGCAGCAGAGCCAGTCGAGCCCGGAACTCTATGAGGAGTTGTCGCGAGCATCCAGCGGTGACTTGACGGCGATCTGGTATATCGGCCTGTCGATTTTCCTATTCTGCCTTCTTTGTAACCTTGGCCGTCGATTCTCACGAGTCGAACAGAGGCTCTACGATCTTGAGTCTATGTGTTCTGATCAGTTGATTATCAACGATTGTGTTAAATCAAGGATTGACTGCTTGAGGAAGCAGGAGAACAAAAAAGAATGAATGACATATCTCCTCTGGTCCAAGAGTTGAGCAATCCAGAATACGCACTTCTTACTGATGCGGAGGCTGCGGAAAAGGTCAACAAGAAGTCAGTTTTAATTAGGAATGAAGTTAGCACTTCGGTTCTAAAAAGGTGGCTAATCGAGAGTGGTCTTTGGTCAGCAATCCGCATGGCAGGAATTGATCAACAGTCTCCGAGGGAAATTAGAGGAGTGTGTCTGTCGATTATTGACTGGGTTGACGACTCATCTGGCAAGGTTCAGTCGGTCGACCTAGATCGTCAAAGCGTAGTTTCGATGATTGACGCGATTGTCGACTTTGGACTTGCAACTCAATCCCAAGCGTCGGAGTTCATGGCCCTTGGTAACTCAACGATACCTTGGACATTGCACAACGGGCTTCCTGAAGTCGGAATCGGCCTAGTGATCAACGCCCGAAAGCAGATGGGTGAAAAATAATGGCAAAAAACGTTTTACAAAAGTACGGCGCGACGACAGCTATCACCGCTTCGCTTGCGAGCTTGGCAAGTGACACAAACCTGCTTGCGGGTCTTGAGTCTGACGTGATCGACAACACGACAGACGGTTTTGAAGATATCATCCTCAGCGGCAAGATAACGACCGGAACGAGCCCAACAGCCGCACGACAGATTGAAGTGTGGGCGGTTGCTTGGGACTCCAATGGCTGGCCGGATGTTTTCGACGGAACAAGTTCAACGGAAACGATTACCAGCAGCGATATAAAGAACTCGATTTGCAAACCGGTCGCGATCATGTCGACAAATAATACAAGCGATCGAACCTATCCGTTTACTGGCGTTAGCTTGCGAGAAGTTTTTCGAAACGTTCTTCCGTCAAAGGTTGTGCTTTTTATCGTTCACAACACCGGAGTAAACCTTAATAGTACTGCTGGCAATCACGAATTGCGATTGCAAGGAACTTATCCGCAAATCCAATGAGAAGTTCAAACCTTTGGAATGGCGTCGTTGGTTTTTGGTCCGCTTCGGCAGGGCCTAGCGGTTATCGCTTGCTTGATCGCAGCGGACGCAATAATCACGGCACGCTGACTGATATGGACGCGGCTACTGATTGGGTAGTCGACGATGGGCGATACGCTTTAGACTTTGATGGCGTGAATGACTACGTTTTAACAGAATGGTTCAGGCCGGCGGCAACATCGACAAGCATTTCGATA